GAATGTTTTTCCACGCCTACAGTCAATCAGGAGAATGTAATTCTAGAAACGCTTGTGGATCATTATCCAAGATTGTTGAATTTGATGAAGACATTGAGTTACTCACGGCTGATGAAGCCGAAATGAGAGGTCTCGATAGTCAAACCAGGAATTACATTACAGAATATCAGAGCTATCGTAATCATGAGAACGACTCGGATGTGGATTGCAACTATTATAGTCGAGAGTCCCAAAATACAAAGGTTGAGCCTAAATTAGAAATCCCCTTAGAACGAAATTTTCGGAAAGGAGCGGTTGGAGATTTAGTGACTCCCTCTGTCACCCAGCCGCTCCCAGTTACACAAGAGAGAAGAAAGTCAATACCGAAATTGAATCCAATATTAGAAAAGAAGGGATTACAAGTAACGTTCGGTACCCAGACAGAAGCCTCAGAGCCCAAGAAACGTCATTCTCGATCCAGGCGACGAAACGAGAAGAAACCTTTAACGACCTCCTTGAAAAAGGAGTAGTCGATAAAGACTTCGAACTTTCCGAGGAGGAGAGAGCTATCATCAAGAATTATATGAGAAACTGGTTAATAAATGGTGAATCAAATTTCTTGAGTGATAGTGATTATGAGTTGAGTGAAGCAAAATTTGAAGAAATATTGACATACATTAACAAGAAGTCCTTTCCAGGGACTCCATGGCACGTGTATGGACAGACTAAAGGTTTAGTAATAGAAACTGTAAAAAGGAAATTGCTAGCTGAAAGTCGTGGAATCTTGAAGGGAGAGAGGGATTTTGATCCCGTCTCATTTAGTATTAAAGATGAACCCCATCCTATGCATAAAATAGTTGAAGGTAGGCTTCGTCTGATTGCACGAGAGTCGATTTTGAATGAAATCGTATATAGATTTTTGTTTGAAAGAGAACTTGAGCAAGCTTTATTAGTCTCACGAGATCCAAAACATCCAACATGTTGTCATTGGGTAGCTGAATCAAATTTAAGTGTATACAAATTCTCTGAACTAAACAGTCGTAGGCCTGGTGAAGGTCACCTCATCGCTAATGATTGTTCTGGTCAAGATTGGAGTTATTTGCCTAGCTTTTGGTCTGCCTCTGCGTCTGTTTGCCGCGAATCATTCAGTGGCAGCAGTGCAAGAAAGAGGTATTTGGAAGCTAAAGCTAGAGCATTTGAAAGACACTTGGATTGTGAGTATACATTAGCTGATGGTCGCACTAGGAAGCTAAATATTCCAGGAATTATGCATTCTGGAGAGTGGACTACTTTGGTAGTAAACTCCCAGTATAGGTATATTCTGAGAGCTATAGCTTGTCATAGATTTGACTATCCATATGTAAATGCTTGCTGTGTGTGTGGAGATGACACTGTAGAAGAGTTGCCGCCTGGTGTAAACCTAATAAATTTTTATAAAGATTTGGGCATGCACGTAAGAGTTTGCAAAAACTATGAATTCCTGGGATTTGTATTATCAATCACTGGAGAAAAAGTAGAATTTGCAAAGACCGAAGCAGCACTCTTAAGATTAAGTTTTGAGCATGATCGTGAAGCCCTCTGGGACTCCGTACGCTCCTTAACGCGCCTTTGGAGTATTAATTCAAAACAGGTAGAACTGTTATGGCGGGTAGTGCCTTTCGTTGACAGACTCGAAGAGCTGCAAGCGATTCGGGAACAAGGATTGAAGGACCACTATTCTGATCCTTCTTTTTGGGATGAAAATTACTCAAGAGAGGCATTCAAGTGGTAAAAATCTTCAAATTGCTATGAATAATTCAAAACAACAAAAGAGGAAGACTAGGACAAGAAAATCTGCGAGTAAGAGCATAAGATATGTGCAAGTCCCTGCAGCTAAGACAGTGGTGCAAACAGGTGCACAGAACCAAAGGAGATCAAATAATAATAAAATGGTCTCTAGAGGCGAGGAAGTGGTCGCTGTTATTAAAGTATCGAATGGTGATTTCACCATTTGCTGCGATAAAGCCATTCAGCCTGGTTCTGCGGTACTCACCGCCAGAGAAAGAGGTACAGCAGCTCAATTCGAAGTTTATAAACCTCGAAAAGTGCGCTTCTCTTATCAATCCGCAGTTGGAAGTACAACCGTAGGACAAGTCTGTATGTTTATTGACTCCGACCCCCGTGATGATGCCCCTGGAAGCATTCAAACTGCCTCTCAAAATTTTGGTGCAAAATTTGGTGCGCCTTGGACAAATTTTTCCGTTGAGATGTCTCCGGAACAAAGAACTCTCCGTCGAAATTGGTTTATTAGAACCAATATATCTGCGTCAGATGAGTATTCAAGACAAACTGATTGTGGAAGGCTTTTAGTATTAGTACAAGGAGTAAACACAAGCACTGAAATTGTATTAGGAAGAGTTGTGATGGATTATGAATTTGAATATCAAATTCCTTCTATTCCAAGTTCCAGCTCTTTGGAGGCCTATGCTGCATCAGGAGAATCTCCATCTTTAATTGCCCCTTTGGGCAATAATGTGACCTACGTCCCGACGAATACTCTTGAATTAGATTATTTGCCTGGTGGTTACGTGGCTGTCAATGGACCTCCTGGAAAGTATGATATCTATTTTACCTACAATAGCTCCCATGTTCAATCAGGGAGTATTGAAGCCGTATCAGATTGTGACATTCTGAGTCAAGAAAA